CTCGTGCTGGCGTAGTGGACGCCCACCTCGGCGTCCTGAGCGAGATCGTGGAGCCAGTTAAAGCCCTTGGGTGTCGTGGTACACCACATGCGGCCAGCAGCAAGACGGAGACGGCCAACGAGGATCTCAAAGGCTTCCGCGCTCTTGATCATTGCGGCCTCGTCAATCCAGATCGCGCCCAAGTTTGGCCCACGCAAACGATCCGGCTCCGTCGCCGTCCGCCAGAGTACCTCCGTCCCGTTGACAAGCTCCGTCACCAGCTCCGCGCGCTTGTGGCTTTGGACGAGCGGCCGCGCGGCCTCCATAAAGGCGGGGAGGGTGGCATCCTTGAGGACACGGTATGTCGGCGCCACAACCATAACCCGAGTCCCCGCGGGTTGGCGGATCACCTCAATGGCGCCGGCCCACGTCTTACCCGAGCCAATGCCGCCGACGAAGAGGCGGACGCGGGAGTCGTCGTTAAGAAAGGCACGCTGGACGGCGTGAGGGGAGGCAATGAGGCGCGCCATCAGTCATCACCATTGACGAGATCCACAATGATCTCTTCCCGCTTGCTGGCCTCGGGTTGGCGCTGGGCCCACGTCTCCGGCCAGCGGCGCTCGAGGAGCCAAGCCCAGCGTTGCCACCCTTTGGCCTCGTCCGCGTTGGGATTGCCGATCCGCTTGACGAGCGTGCGTTGAGCCTCGGCCTCGGCTTTTTTTATGGCCCCGCACAATGCCGCATAAGGCTTGTCGCCTTGCTCACCTCGGCGCATCCAACGGCGGAGCGTGTCCGGATCAATCCCAGCGAGGCGCGCGGCCTCGTGATAGGGGAGGCAGTCTCTCACGGCCTCACAGATGATCTTTTGCCTTGCTGGCGTGCATTTAGACGGACGTCCGGCCATTGTTACCTCCTCCTGTAAAATGCCCATTGGCCTTGTCTTGTGCAACCTTGCCTCGTCGGCGCCATCGGCGGCGGAGGAGGACGAGGTGGCCGGCCGTGATGCAATAGAGGCCGAAGCCGGTAACGGCGCCGAGCACAATGAGCGCCGCGGCGAAGTCGGCCAGGTGGCCGCGCCATGTCTTCGGACGCTCACCCATTGTCACCCTCCAAAATGTCCTTGATCTCTTTGAGGCGGCGGAGCATGGCCATGTTGAGCATGACAGCACACCGCGCCTCTTCGAGCTCATAGTGCGTCTTCGCCGTCCTCACCCACAGCTTGTCGATTGTGTGCAACCTCCGCCGCGCCGCGCCGATCTCGGCGGCGAAGTGGAGGAGGAGCTCGTCTCGTGTTGGTTTGCTCATGGCGCGACCCCCTCCGCGCTCTCGGCCTCGGCTTTGTCGGCGGCGTCGCTGAGTACCCGCGCCAGTCGGCGCGCTTGCTCTGGCGTCATGTTGGCGCAAGCGTGGACGCCGACGAGGCCAGATCCGTCGTGGTAGCGCCACACCTGCGCGGAGGCGTAGCCTCCTCCCGCGATCCCCGCTTGTCTCCAAGTCCCATAATCCCAGCCCTTGTCAGTCCCGACGCTGAAAGCGCCGGGCTCGTCTGTCCACCTGCTCATGTCATCCCTCCCAGCCCGCCGAAGCGGGTTTGACTCCCGATCCAAGTGGCGCGCGCCTTGCCAGCGCGGCCGTGTCTGTTCTTGAGCACAATGATCTCCGCCTCACTCGGATCGGCCTCGGCGTCATAGTAGGCGTCACGGTAGAGCGCCAGGACGGCGTCCGCGTCCTGCTCAATATCACCGGACTCTTTGAGATCGCTCAACATTGGCCGCTTGTCCGTCCGCGCCTCACACGAGCGGTTGAGCTGAGACAGGAGGAGGACGGGACAATTGTGATTTTTCGCAATGGCCTTGCACGCCCATGAGCCGGCGCCAACCCGCTCGGCTCGGTTGGCCGTCCCCGTGTCGGGTGAGCTGAGGCGTTGGAGGTAGTCCACGGCCACGAGCGACGGTTGGCCGTGCTTCTTGGAGAAGGCGCGGACGCGCGCTTTGAGCTCCGCTGGCGTCACGTCGGCGGCGTCGTCAATGTGGAGCGGGAGGTTGGCGATCCTTTGGAGGCCGGTGGCGAGTTGCTCCCAATGGTGGGGTTTCATCCTCCACGCCTCCCGTATCAAGCCCGCGTCAATGCGCGCCTTGAGCGCCAGCGCGCGCTCCGTCAAGCCCTCGGCGCTCATCTCAAGGGAGGCGACATACACCGGCCCTCGGGTGGCGGCGTGGAGGCAGAGTTGCAACATGAGCGCAGTCTTCCCCATCCCAGGACGAGCCGCCAGGACGTAGAGGCGTGTGGCCTCCAAAGCGCCGATCATTGCGTCCAACTCCTCGAGGCCCGTGACGATCCCCTCGGGTGTGGCGCTCTCGGCGCGGCGTTCGATCTGGGAGACCACGTCACCGAGGACGGACTTAATGGCGCGCTCACTTCGGCGCGGCGGCGTCGCCTTGTCCAGCGCAGTCGTCAGACGCTCTCCGAGGGTGGCGGGATCCGCGCCCGGCTGGACACAGCCCTCGGCCAGCGCCAGCGCCGACAAGTGGAGCTCACGGAGCCGCGCCTTTGTCCGGATCACTCCGGCGTGATGCGCGGCGTGTGTCGGGAGGGCGCCCGCCAACCCGCTCCACGAGGCCAACTCCCGCAGCCACTCCGGACGAGTCACGCCGTCGGCGGCCATACGTTGCCAGAGCGTGACTTCATCAATGGGGACGTCCTCGGCGCGAAGCGCCACCATGCTCTTCCACGCGCGGCGGTGGAGGTGGACGTTGAAGTCTATGTCCTTGAGGCCGTCGGCCACGAGGTGATCCACTTGATCGGGATCCGCCAGGAGGGCTCCGAGGAGGCTGGCTTCGGCCTCGGGAGCGGAGATGCGGTGTAAGTCAGTCATTGTGTGAGGTTTCCGTTAGGGTAGCGCGCAATGCCTCAAAGGCGGCGCGTGATGTTTTCAGTCTCTCAGCTCGTTGATCCGGCGTCTCCACGAGCGGAGGCGGGATCGTGGGTGTCTGCAAGTCGGGACGGCGCAAGTCTGGCGCGGAGGTGGCGGAGGCCGGACGGAGGGCGTCCAACACTTGAGCCTTTGTCCACGCGGTGGGTGTCGGTTGGCCGATGGTGTTCTTGAGGCGGTGAAAGAAGAGTGAGCGCGGCGCATTGACTGTGCCGGCCGTCCTGGCATTGGCCACCTCTCCGAGACAAGCGGAGATGTGAGCCTCTGTCACATTCGGACGCCAGCGGCGGAGCTCCTCAAGCGACGGGAGCGGCCCATGTCCGATCACCTTGTCCCAAACCTCCGCCCACTCTCCAAGTCGCTCTCGCGCTTCGGTGATCGTCGTCGGTTTAGGTTGTCTCTTCTTTGTCTCTTCGGGTGGCCTCTCATGGGGAGGGTTATGTCCTTGAGGGACCACTGGCCTCTCATGGGTATCCCCTTGAGGGACCACTGGCCTCTCATGGGGAGGGTTAAAGGTGTAGACGGTGGCCAAGCCCGATCTCATCTCACGCTTGATCCACCTTCCATCAAGGCGCTTGAGGATTGCTCGGACGCTCTTCTCTTTGAGTCTGGATCGTCTGGCGATCTGCTTAACTGTCGGCCTCACAACGGGGAGGTAGGTTGTCAAGACGAGCAACACAGTCACCTCGCCACCGTTTAGGGTGGCGTCGTCACAGATAGCGCGTTGAAGTACGTAAGTATTCACAAACAAGCCCTCACCTGGCTCATAATGTCACGAGGCCAAAGAAGCCCTCCTCGGCCATACTTCCCGCCGCTCCCGTCCGGCCAAGCCTTGCGCCGCTCACCGCTGGCCAGGACGGCGTCCAGACGAGCGTAAAGCCACAAGCCGGACGGCTCACAGCACGGATAGGGCGCCAGGTGGCGCTCGTCCCACTTCGGCGCGGCGTCGGCGCTTGCTGGGCTGTGATCCTCGTGGACGACGATCCAGACTGGCGAGCCGCTTTCGTGCTGGACGGCGCAATAGTGTTTGACGAGATGCCAGTCTAAGCCGTGCTCCCAGCGGCGCCCTCGGAAGTAGTAGGAGGGTTGGCTCTTCGCCTTCACCTCCACCCAGATCGCTCCGCCGTGGCGCACAATGAGGAAGTCTGGCGCGACGCGGCGCCGTGAGCCGGTGTAGGCCATTGGCGCTTTAGTGGCGGACGTGTTGCCAATGGCCGCGCATAGAGGCATCACGACACCGCCGCGCTTTGTCACCTCCTGAGCATACGCGCGCTCAATGGCCTCACCGTAGGCGAACATTCGGCCGTCACTCATCGCTCACCTCCTCGGCCTGAAAATGCCCGATCAGTCCACACGACACTCGCCAGCGTCTTGAGCTCCTCTTCAATGCTGCCTCTGG